ACGACCCCGATGGTCGGTGACACCGTGACATCCGTCACGCGGAAATATTCATCTTCGCAGAGGATGATCATTTTATTCGCGATGCCGGTCGCAGACGTCAACTTCAGCGTCTTATCGTTGGCCGCTTTGGCGAGGGCGAGCGTCGTGGATACGAGTGCCATTAGGCCACCGTGACGCCGTTCTGTGCCACGCAGGCCCAGACGCCGTTAGATGCTTTCATTGTGCAGCTATTGCCGACCGCGCCGCCGAAGGTCGCCACGTCCGTGGCCGCGGCGTTGCCCGCCATCGTGATCGTATGCGCTTGCGCCGTCGTGCTAATGAACACCAGCGTATTCAACTGGTCAATAGCTGGGGCGGCGAGCGTCATTGCGCCGACGCCCGCCTTCGTCAGGTAGATGATCGCCACATCGGAGGTCGGCACGGTGCCCACGCCACCGGGGCCGGTAATGGCGCCGCTGACGCCGAAGCTCTGACTCGTGACCGTTCCACGTGGAACGACCCCGACGTTCACGAAATCGCTTTGCACGCCGTAGATGACCGGCGCGAGGATGCCGTGCGGCCCAGCCGTTGAGCCGAGATAGCCAGGCACGACACCAAGGACTGGAGTCAAGGCGTTGCTGGTGATCCGCATCCATTCGGCATCCACCAGCGCCAGCATTTTCGGCAGGGCGCCGGTCGCGGAGGTCAGATTGATCACGACATCGTTGGTCGCTTTCGCACTCGCAAGCGTGGTCGCAGTTAAGGCCAAGTTCGTATCTCCAAGTTGAGGTTCACGGGCACGTGCTCTCTAGACCTCTCGGCCTCTAACCGCACACTTTACATGCCAGCTCTTGCCGCAGCACCGCCGTGCCATACAGCACGTCAAGGCGCTGAATCCACTGGTCTGTGGTCGCCACGTAATCGCGGATGCAGCGAATCGCCTTGCCGGATTTCTTCGACGCCGCCCGATACGCCCTGTCCGTTCCGCCCGGCAGCGGCATATCCACCATCGCCAGCGTGCCAAAGTTCTTGTTGGCGACCATGTTGAACGGGGTTGACTTGCTGAGGATGGTCGAGAACGATGCAGCCGGCGTGTCGTAGACATAGACGGCTGTCGAGACGGCTGGCAGGTTCGTCACGTTCTGCAACTGCTGGCCGGGACCATACATCGCAGGCGCAAAGGGAATCACCATCGTGCCGCCCGAATCGCTCGTGGTCGCCGTGACCACGAACTGCATCGGCGATCCCATATTCTGATAATTCTGGGGATTGACGAGGTTGACCGGCGTCGTCGTCGACACGAAGCTAATCGTATCGCCCGCGTTGAGTGTGCCCGTCGTCCAACCCGTCGTGCTGATCGTCGTGGCGCCGTTGGCCGGAGCTGTGCCCACGACCGGCGTCGAGGATCCGAGCGCCCCGACGGTCTGCACGTAGATGTTCTGGTCCATGTCCCAGGCCATGCCGAGCGTGCCCGATTCCGTCATGCTGCCCGATTCATACTGCGCGCTGATGGCTTTGCCGCTGTTATACAGCGTCTTCAAGTTGTCCATCAGGGTGAAATCTGCGACGGGCGAGAGCCAGGCGTAGCGGTCTTCGGACGGGCAGGCGTTGTTGTCCAGCTTCACCTTGGCGAGTCCGTACGTCGTGAGCGTCGTCGGCGTCGTGCCTGGCGTGCCGACCGAGTTGTTCAAGCCCTGCGCCAAGTTGCAGACATCTTGGTCGATCAGGTTGTTGAGGCGCACGATCTGGGGCTTGAGGACGCGTTCGCGGTAGTTATCGATGTCGAGGGCGAGGTTCTGAGACGACACCTGCGTATCGATGCCGCGCTGATACGACAGCGTCAGCGGCACGAACGTCTCAGTAATCGCTTCGATCTGGGCGGCCTGTCCGAGACGCCCCAGATACCGGGGTGGCTTGCGGATATTCAACGTCTGGCCGAGGACGGTCCCACCAAAATCAAACTGGTCGGAATACTCGCTGTTGATGCGCTGCATCACCTTGTCGGTGTTCTCGAGCACATCCAGCGCTTCAAACGTTACGATATCGTTGGTGAGGAACGTATTCGCCATCGGGCGGCCCTACTCTTATCGACGCGCTTTCCGTTCAGCCTCCCGCCGCGCTTTGTAGGCGGCGTAATCGCCCTTGCGGGCAGCTTCGGCAGACGGGGATGGCGTCGTTGGGCTACCGGACCCCACTGGCTGAATTGGGGCAGGCGGCGTCATCGTTCCGGCGGTCGGCGTCGAGGCCAGCGGTGCGGCGCCGTTCGTCGGGGCCACCGTGGAGAGCAGCATTCCAAACTCAATCGGATTCGCTTGCGCGAGCTTTTGAGCGAGGGCGCCGTCCTTCACGATCGCATATTGCACATGCTCACTCTGCGGATGCTGCAAGATGGCCTGAATCTTCGCATGATCCATCGGCACTTGCGAGCCGGGTCCGGTCGTGCGCATCGCATCGAAGTCTGCATACACTTTCCGCCCCTTTGCCCAGGTGCTTTCGGCGTGGTTCAGAAAGTCGCGAGAGGCCCGATCCGCTTCGATGCTTTGCCGGATACGGGCGTCGATGCCGGATTGCTGCTCTTCAGCGACCCAGCGCGCAGAGTCTAGCACGAATTCTGCGTAGGTTTTATATTTCGTGCCGATCTCGTCTTCCGTGGGCTGCGGACGGTTCCCCGAAGGGAGCCCCGAATCTCCCCGTTCGGGGCCAGACGGTGAAGGCGGCGCCGGGGCCGCAGCCGCAACCGGGGCGGTCGCGGGCGGGGTGGGTGCCGTAGGAGGCTGAACCTTCGCCCGAAGCTCCGCAAGCTCGCGCTCGTAGGTGGCCGCTTTCGCTTCGGCCTCCTTTCGGGCTTTCGTCAGTTCAGCAAATCGCGCTTGGCCACGGGATTGTTTGACGGGCTCGGCAGGCGTTGATGGAGTTTCAGTCGGCGCTTCGACGGGCTCTGGTTCATGCCGCTCCATCACGTCGGCCAGCGCCTCCGATGTGACGCCCATCCCGCTCAGCGTGCGCCCGGTCGCGGATTCGTGCGTGGTAATCGCGTTTGGGTCCGGTGCTGCCGCTTCTGTTTCTGCCATTAGCCCTTCTTGCTATGGAGGTATTTCCCGAGGTTACGGTGCGGATGCCCGCTCGCCTTCGCGACGTGCGCCGGCTTGCCCTTCGATGAACCCACAGCAAAATCGTGGAGCTGGCTCATGCTCATGCTGGAGCGCACCTTTTTTGCCATCGCGAAATTCGCTCCATGTTCCGCCGCACGCATGAGGTTGGCCTGAGCCTTTGACTTGGCGGGCATGTCTGCTCCGTGTTAGTTTCTCGCCATGATTGAACTACTGCTGATCCTTATCGTCTGCGGGGTCGCGCTCTACCTCGTCGAAACCTACATCCCCATGAGCCCGCCCATCAAGGTCGTCATCCGCGTCGTCGTCGTGCTCCTGCTCGTGCTCGTCCTGCTCCGGGCCTTCGGCATCGGGGACATCCCCGTACCCAGGGTGCGATAGCTCGTATTCCATCACCGCCTCCCGCGCCTCGAGCACGGCCTCAGCACTGCGCCCGATACAGCACAGACCGGGGCCAAGCTCCATATACAACCGCGTCCGCATGAGCGGCGAGAGTTCAATCTCTGCCGGCTCAGGCATCAGCGACATCAGGGCTGCGGCACCGGCTCCGACGCCGTAATCTCGATCGACGTCGCTTCAGCCGCCGTCACGGTAATGTCGAACGTGCCCTGAATGTTCCGCACCCCAGGCGTCAGATCCGCATCGGCAATGACCGTCACAGTGCAGGCGCCGATCGCCGTGCCCTTGACGAGCGCCGTGAGGCCCGTCGCATCCGGCGCGATGGACACGACCGCCGGATTCGACAGCTGCCATTCGGGCACGCCATCGACGGTTGACCCTTTCGGCAGGGGCGTGGCGGTGAGGGTGGTTTCTTGCGTGGTGCTCATGGAGATAGGCATCGGATTCTGCTCCTGTATCGGGCCGCTAGTAATCTGCAACGATTTGGCGCCGGGTTTCTTGTTCGGCGACACGATGGTAACGCGCTTCTTCTTGATCACCACGATAATTGTGCTCATTGCACCACGACGGTCAT